ATCAACATCAGACAATATCTGAAGTGCTGAACTACCTGATCTTATCAACTCTATCTTGTTATCCAGTTCACCACTGTAGGTAAACTCACCTTCACCAGTGTATCTACCTTTGTATCTGTCAGCTACTTGATTCTGACTCTTGCTAGTAGCATGCTTATCAAGTCTACGGTGCCATGGGTTCTTAGCATCGTCGTTCTTCTTCTGTTGTAAATCGACAAACTCGTTGATATGAGTCCAGAAAGCTTTCTCAAATAGCATCATTATCAGTATTTATAAAAAAAGCCGCTCAATTGAACGGCTTTTTTTATTTTGGGGAGTTAAATTGTTCTTAGTCTCCGAGAGCTTTAGATTTACCGTTAGTAACTTTGTTACTCTTGTTACCGGCCATTGGATGGTCACGATCACCGTGTCCGCCTAAAGGCTTAGGTGTTGGATCTTCTTTGATATTACCACTTTCAGCAGATCCACCCTTTGCAGAGTAACCACTACCGGAAGTTTTGTTATTTTTACCTGTAAGTCCTGGAACTCCATCAGAAGCAGCAGATGGCTCAGGTTTTGATACAACAGCATCACCTAACATCTCGTCATCCATGTCGTCGCCCATCGACTCTTCGTCTTCTAGGTCTTCGAGCTCATCTCCTCCATCAAGCTCAGCTTTAAGTGTATCTAAAAGTTGCTCAGCTAATTCTCTAGGAAGACTTAATGTGACTTCATCGCCACCCATTTCGTCTTCACCACCGAATTCATCTTCACCACCGAAGTCATCATCTGACCCCATGCCGTTAAGATCAGCGAAAGGATCGTCTCCTTCCATGATAGTTGAGTATAATTTGTCGAAAATATTTGTTGGATCTTTTTTGCTCATCGTTCTGGAATTATTTATACCCTCTTTAATGTTTTTTCCAGGTTTTTTGTCCTTTTTGTCTAAACGTTCTGAAATCTTCTTCATATAATAAGCGTTATCCTCACCAGCATCTTCAGGTTTTAGAGGCTTTCCGCCAGTGATACACTCATCATCACCAGTGGAACAGTTATTATCAGGTTTTAACTCCTGAGCATGTGGCGAATCACCCAAGGCTTCCGGGCAGTCTCCTGACTTCCATACCTTGCTGTCATCGCTTTCAGTTATCATTCGACCATACACTTGTTCAAGGTCCCTTGTATCTCTAGATTCGTTCACATAAGTACTTATCGATAATGAGCAGTAAACACCAACCTCAATCAAACTTTAATGGAGACAAAACCAAACACTTGTACATGGGTAACAAAAACTTACCCACAGACAGGGCCGAGTTTGAATGGACTCCTGACATGGTCGCTAGCCTCAAGAAGTGTAAGAAGAACTTGCTTCACTTCGCTGAGAATTTCTTTACTATTGTGAATCTAGACAGAGGTAAGGAGAAGATACAATTATTCCCCTGTCAAAAGAAAGTACTCAGAAGTTTACGTGATAATAGATTTAATATCGTATTAGCGAGTCGTCAAATAGGAAAAACTACGCTAATGACAATATACGCACTCTGGATAGCATGCTTTCAAGAGGATCAACGTATATTAGTTGTAGCCAATAAAGAGCAAACAGCGATCAACATATTTAAAAGAATCAGACTAGCATACGAGCAATTACCCAATTGGATCAAACCAGGTGTGTTAGAGTATGGCAAGACTGCCATGACATTATCTAATGGTAGTAGTATAGGTATATCCACAACGAGTAGTGATGCCGGTAGAGGTGACAGTTGTAATGTGTTGATTTTGGATGAGATGGCATTTATTGACAATCACCTGGTTGAAGCATTTTGGAAATCAGTGTATCCAATCATCAGTAGTAGTAAGAAGAGTAAGATCTTTATAGCCAGTACCCCTAATGGTACAGGTAATTTATTTCATGATCTGTATAGTAACGGTGTGAAAGGTAAAAATGGATGGACACCTGTTAGGGTTGATTGGTGGGAGGTACCTGGTCGTGATGAGAAGTGGAAGACGGACACTATACAGAGTTTAGGTAGCAGTCAAATATTTGATCAAGAGTTCGGATGTCAGTTCATCGAAACCGGAGAAAGTGTACTAGACGAAGAATTGGTTCGTAGAACGTCACTAACATTACAAGAACCTAAACATCTATTTGATGAGGGTAGTTACAAAGTGTGGTCGTTACCTGACGAGTCACGTACATATACTATTGGAGTGGATATATCTGAGGGTGTTGGAGATGCTGCTACAGTGGTACAAATATTAGATATAACCGACTTGACTGACATTGAGCAAGTGGCTGTGTATTGTAATGATCGTATTAGTCCTTATAATTTCACAACTAAATTGTTAGAGATACTACAACAATGGGGCAATCCTCCAGCTTTGATAGAGCGTAACAATTGCGGAGCTCAAGTAGTTGACACATTGAAGAATGTGTATGGTTATGAGAATATAGTCAATTATTCACCAAGTAAATCAGTTCAAGCTGATCGACCTGGTGTTATAGCGCATACTAACACAAAATATAAAGGTGTGATGAACATGAAGTATTGGTTGAGTGAAGTGTATGCTGTGACAATACATGACACACAAACTCTAGAAGAATTGAAAACATTCGTTAGATATCCTAACGGTACATGGAAGGCTATCAAGGGTACAAATGTACAAGATGACAGAGTGATGAGTTTGATTTGGGCGTTGATGATACTTGAAGTAGGGATCACAGAACAATATTTCGAGATCGAACAATTCGATAAAAACCAGAAACCAGCGGTAATATCCACATTGGATTTTGGATTACGTCAGTTCAGTAACACATTAAACTTGTATGGAGACGAGATGATGACAGAAGAATGGAACACTTTACCCGTATATATAGATAGTGAGCATATGGATGGAGGGGCTAGTAATCCTCTGTATGACCGGGATGTTAGTGATTTGATGGAACAAGGATGGGAGACTTTATGAAGGAATATATACAACAATCAGTTTTAAACAAGGCCAAAAAAGATAAATTTGTATTTGTCTTGACATTGCCTGATGCGATGAAGGATATCGCATACTCGTTACCTGAAAACCGACAGGATGATCGAGTGATACCAGACACTCTGCAGTTTAGTGTGTACGGAGCGGTAGTACCTAGTGTTAGAGTAGATTCCGGTGAGATTAGATACTCAGGTCATGCTGTCAAGTTCAGTACACACAGCAGACCGGCATATGATAATGTGACGGTCAACTTTACTATTGACAACAGGTTCAACAACTACTGGGTCATATGGAAATGGTTAGATATATTGAATGATGATAAAGATGCGGTATTCATGAAGCAAAAACGTGTGGGGTTAGATGAATCAATGTTCAAGCAATATCAAGGTTCCGCGACCATGTACGCTCTAGATGAGTATAACGAGCAAACGATGAAATTTGACTATGAAGGATTGTTACCGGTCAGTTTAGGTAATATAGATTATAATTACCGTACAGCTGATAACATAGATACAACATTTGAATTCTCATTTTCAAAATTAACGCCAATTTTATTGTAATCTTTTCCGGAAAACAGCTCCGAGAAGTCATAAATAATTTCAACAGCAATTAACTATGGCAAGAACAATACAATCCCCTGGAGTAGAAATAAAGGAAGTAGATCTTTCTTTACGACCTAATTTACCCGTAGGCACAACAGTGTTTATACCCGGTTTCGCGAACCAAGGACCAACTGATGAGTTACTCACGGTGTCCAGCTTGAGCGAATTCGAACAAATTTATGGTCTACCACAAAACGCTGCAGAGCGATACATGTATCATTCTGTCAAGGCTGTATTTCAAAGCCCTGCCAACGTCCTGGTATCTAGATTGCCATACGGTCAAGGGGCAGGAGCAACAGTTGCTGACAAATACAGTGTTCAGGTGTATCCAGTCATTCCTCGTCCAATTATCGTTGATGGTGCTGCACCAGAGATCAATTCAATCGAGAAGGATACTAGAATTGTAGCATGGCACCCAATTGATGACAATGCAGTTGACGCTGGAGGGGATTATGTAGTAGCGCAAGCAGCATCTGGTCAATTTGACACAACCGCTGATATTATAACCACCGCTACCGGTTCAGACAAGAACGCATGGACAATAGAGGTTAACCCCGGGGCAGCTGATAATGATAACACTTTTGATTCAGTATCTGGTATATTTACAATTAACAGTACGGCTGCTAACTTGAACGGAAGTGCAATTGTAGCTCGTATTAATGGTAATTTTTCTTCTCAACTCTCTGCCAATGGCGGATTGGAAGACACACCAGGGGTTAAAGCAACTGTAACAGATCAAGGAGCAACAGTAACGGCTGACAACGAAGGAGTCATTGGTAACGTGACTGTTACCGCTGTACCTGGATCACAATCAACAGTAACAGATCAAGGAGCAACAGTAACTGCTGACAACGTTGGTACAGCTGGTGATGTGACTTTAACTGCTGATAGTATCGAAGATGTTGATGCTCTAGTATTAGCACACAACGCATCCAACCCAGGTAACACATTAACTGTTGTTAATGGTGGTACAGAAGTACCTACTAATGATTTAGTTTTAACTGGTGGAGTTGACAGTAAAGATGTTGACACTTTAATATCTGATTTTAACACTGCTAATCCAACCAACACATTAACTGTTGTCAGTGGAGGTACAGAAGTACTTGCTACTGATTTAGTTTTAACTGGTGGGGCAGATTTTATTGCAGCAGCTGATACTATCAGCACTCAAACAGTTATCACATTTGCTGGTGGAGTCGATTCCGGTTTAAGTACTAAAGTAGTTCCTGTCGGTGAGTGGATATTCAGTGAAACTAACCCCGGAGGTTATCAAGGAACAACTGTTAAGGATGCCGTTGACAGTGTTTTGGCTGGTATTGAGTCATTAAGTGCTCTATCGCAAGACAACCTATACTGGACAGAAGCAGAAGCAGGTGATCCATTGAGTATTCCAGCTTTAAATGCATATGAAATACCTGAGGTATCAGATTTAATTGCTGATGCTGTTAATAGTGTTGGGTGGGACTTGAGCGCTAGTGATCGTTACTACTTAGGTGAACCTAGTAATATCGAGCTTACAAACGACGAGTTTCAAAAGACAATCAAAGGTGAGATCAAGCTTAGCCAAGCAAATGCAGGTAAGTTAGAGAATCAAAAATTCACAACATACAACGATCTGCTCACAAAAGGTGGAGCAGGAATGATGATCGTAAATGACAAGAAATTCGTTCTCAATGAGAAGTTTGAAGGTTACTATATCGGTATTTCTGACAACACTAACTTGAACCCTGCTACAGATTTTGATTCAGTAGGACAACTCAAATCATTGAGCAAAAAGCTTGGTGGAACAACTGGTGGTTACGTCAATGTACCGGATTCCGGAATAAAAAGCCGTTTAACATTCTCACTTAGTGCTGGATTCATCTTCGATCAATACGGAAACAAACAACAAGTAGGATTAGATGGTAGTATGAGTGAGGCTCTAGAAAACTTGAGTGAATTCGACCTCAATACTGATGAGTTCAGTGATGTGTTAACACTTGCTGTATTTAAGGTACGTCAATCAACACTAGAACCTGATGCTACTAAGCTCGATTACCTCGTTGCTGATAGTGTTATTGGTAGTGTCAATTACTTCAGAGAAGCATTCAAATCTACCGGTGGTACAGCCACTAGTTACTTCATCGAGAGTGAAGCTAGTAACAGTAACAACCTTTACATGAAGTTCAATGAAGGTATCTCTAAAGACGCCGGAAATTGGTTAGACGAGAATGGTTATCCAACACGTAAGATCAGAGTTTTCCCTTCTAAATCAGTTAGCTATTACGATGAGCTTAATACAGGTCAACAAGAAGCAACAACACAAGAAGTCAACGATTTCAAAGTTGCTCAAGCGTTTCTCAATGGAAATGAAGAGAAAGAAGACCGACTATACATCAAATCTTGGCAAGATTTACAAGCTTCTAGAAAAGCTCAAATCAAGCACGGTAATAACGTGTATCCACATGGTGTATATCGCAAGCAAGCAGCTGCAGCTAAAGAAACCGGTAACATTCCAGCTAAATTAGATCGTATCTTCGAATTAGCAGACAATTTTGATCTGTTCCCGATTGATATCACAATTGAGAGTGGTTTAGGTACAGTTTATGTCGGTACAGATGGTGGTACAGTTGAGAGTTTTGATGATGAAGAGTTCTTCAACATTGGAGATCATGTAGTTAGTAGCACCGGATTGAGCGGAAGTGGATTGTATACAACCAAGTTGATTGATAACAGAAGTGAAATCAATTACTTGACACAATATGACACAATTTTCGATACATTCAAGAGTTTCAGTCAATTCGCAAGAAAAGACAATATCTTTATTGCTGATCCATTGAGATACATCTTTGTACAAGGTAGAAACAGCAAGACTCTAACAAGTCAACAGCGTGAAGCCGGAGTAAACTTCTCACAACACATTTACTGGCCGTTGCGTCACATGATGACCGGTGGTACCAAGAATAGTAGTTATTGCTGCACTTACGCGAACTGGGGATTCACAAACGATAAAGCACTTAACCGTGGCGTTTGGGTACCAATGAGTGGATTTGCTGCAGCAGCAATGGGTAATACGGATAGTAACTTCTATCCATGGATCGCACCTGCAGGTTTCACAAGAGGCTTAGTGAGTGGTATTCAAGACCTTGCGTTTTATCCAAAACAGAAGGAAAGAGATCAGTTATACAAAATTGGATTGAATCCAGTTGCTAACTTTCCTAATGAAGGATTTGCAATCTTCGGTCAAAAGACCATGCAAGCTAAACCAAGTGCTTTCGATCGTATCAACGTTAGAAGGTTGTTCTTATACCTACAAAAGGCCACAATGAATACAGTTAAATACTTCGTATTCGAGCCGAACACATTATTCACACGGACACAAGTATTAAACGTTCTTCGTCCAATCTTCGAGGAGGTAAAGAACACACAAGGTATGTACGATTACCTGCTCGTTTGTGACGAACGAAACAATTCACCAGATGTTATTGACCGCAATGAGCTTGTCATAGACATCTACATCAAACCTACACGCGCTGCGGAATTCATTCTAGTCAACTTTTATGCTACTAGAACTGGTCAAGACTTCAGTGAATTAGTGTCCTAACCATAAGTATTTAAAGCTATGCCAGACGTAAGACAAACAATATCAGATTTCTATAGAGTCGCACAAGAGAGAGATTTCAGTCGTGACTTCCAATTTAGAGTACTTAACATTCAAAGTGGAGATGGAGCATTCGCGATTACTGAGGATGACTTAGTATATGCCCAAGGTGGTAGCATACCAGGTCGTACTGTAGCTAACCACGATGTATCATTCATGGGATTAAACTTCAAGGTACCTGGTGCAGCTTCTTACTCAGGAACATATCCGCTCACATTTTATAGTGATCGCGAAGACAGTCTTCGTAATCTCTTATTGACATGGAGTAAAGACACCTTTGATGACGCTACAAGCACTGGTAACTACTATATGCCCAAGGAGACATCGATTGTTGACTTGGTACAATTAGATACACAGCTAGAGCGTGTCGCACAGTTTACGCTTGTTGGCGCTTATCCTCAAGAAATTGGAGAAGTGACCTACACTGCAGCGGGAACAGGAGCACCTGTGACATTAACTTGTACTCTCAATTACCACTTTGTACGATCCACAAGATTTTAACCAGCACCAAATCACAAACCAAATTAGCCGTGCCCAGTGTACGGCTTTTTTGTGTCCGCACATTAAATAATAGTACATATGTTCGATGATATAAGAAGAATTGGTGAGAAGGTAGACAATCTGTTAGGTACAGATATCTTCCCGTTCAACTATCCATTCAGTCATACTGAGAACTTTCTTCAACATATGGACAAGTGGGAATTTGCTATTCCTATGAAGTTTCTATGGTTGGTGCATATCGAAACAATACCCAGTGTGATATCATCGCAGACAATGTGGAACAAGGAACCATCAGCAGGAGAACAATCTACCGGTAGTATAAATTCACCTCAAACACAAGTGAATGGATGGGATATAAATCAAGGTAAATCGGAGATAACTAGACAGACATACATGAACACTGGTAAAGGTAATGGTTGTATTCTGGCACAAGGAGTTGTGTTACCTGGAGAGAATTACGAAGTCAAGGATATACCTATCAGTAACAACATGGGTTTCTTACCCGGTAAAGTGGGAGGTAACAAGAGTGCTTCTCCTCCACTACAGATTCAATTTAGAGAAACAAACCGGTCTTTTCCAGACTTGGTGCTCAGGCCATGGATATATATAGCCTCACATATGGGGTTAACTGCGCGTCCTCCGAATGATATTGGAAGGAAAATCAAAACAAACATATCCATCGTGCAATTAGGCAAAACATACCCACAAATACCATTGATCGAGAGAAAAATATGGAGGTTCTATAACTGTGTACCTGTATCAATAGACGGTAAAGAACTAACATATGACGCAGCTGAGATACAGCTATATTCTACTAGCTGGAATTACACACATTATTCAGTCGAGAGTTTACCTACCACTGACATGGATGCTTATATGAGCAAAGAAGGGTTTCAGAAGTTTGTCAAAGATATGGCTAGTAAATTATTATCAAAATCTAGGTTCTTCAAGAAACTCAACAAGAAGTTAGCCAAAGTCGAGAGGTTTGTTGACAAAGCTACCAAGATCAAGAAGAAGGTTGATAAAGTACTCGGATTCCTAGGAGGTTTGGGTAAACCTAAGGCAAGAGCCGGTGGAAATCGTAATGCAGGTGCTCTCACAAATGGCCGTAGTGCGGATTCTAGCTTCAAGAGTGACTCACCACCAAGCTAATTGACTTTTCTGTAGATCTCGATAGATATTAGTGTGAGTGATGCGTTTAAATTCAAGATATACCTGCCATCCAAGCAGAGATACTATAACTTCAGTGAAATAACCAACAGAGACTACCTTGATATAGTAAAGATAATATCAAACTCTGATAACGATCAACTACTAACACACTTCAATGATATTATATATCGGTTATCAGGAAAGAAGGTGATACCCGCTAAAATCTCTCGGATTGATAGTTTTTGTATACTGATCAATCTATATATCGTGTGTGTCTCAAATGTATTAGAGATAACTCCAAAGGACCAGCAAATAAGTAAGCTCAAGATAGACTTATACGATATACTTGACAAGGTAACCAACTTTGACTTCGAGTATACACATCTTCTAGAGATCAGCGACGATATAAAAATTAAATTAGCCACTCCATCTACAATATACGAAGCATCAACTGACAATCTGATCACTAGTGTTATAGACACTATTCATATCACCGGGAAGACATTTAACTTCTCACAATTTGACCAGAAACAACAACAATCACTAATCGACAACATCACTAGTGATGTAACTACACATATAATCCGGAAGATCAAAGAGATAGACCAGAACTATCAGCTCGATGTGATAAAATATGGCCAGGACCCACCAACGATTGTAACATTAAACTTGTATAACAACAGCATGTTCGAATTACTAAAAGTTATCTACAACTCCAACTTGGAAGCAGAGTACTACTATAGATACTTTATGGCTAAGCATATAAACTTACCTGGTGATCAGATAGAAACATCAACACCAGCTGAAATTCAAACATATCTACAGTTTTACAAGCGTGAGCGTAAAGAGGAAGAAAAGGCCCGTGAGAAAACCGAACGAGCACAAGGTGGTACTGTAGGAGCCTCACCGATGATGCCTGGTATGTAGGTTGATTTATATAAACATACCGATAAATACATATGATGTCAAACAATAGTTCATATAAGAATCTTTTAGCTAGTATTAACGAGCTCAACAATAAAGACACACTGAGTGTATATGTACCGAGTGTTGGTAATGATGTGCCATTTGCACCACTAACAGTCAAGCAACAGAAATTGTTACTATCCAGTAGCGTTGATACAGACTTTGAAAACTTGTCGTTCATGAACGCTATCAACAGTATCATATCAACTAATTGTAAGCAGAGTGTTCAAATACTAACGACTGATAAACCTTTAATCGTGTTACAATTGAGAGAACATGCGATCGGTGGTACACTTAAGATTGAAGAGGATGACACTACTCATGAGATCAACTTGAGTGAGCATATTGCTACTTGTAAATCACTTGATGCATCAATTTCCGATAACCTCGAGATTGAGCATGATATCATCAAGATCACATGTCATGTACCTGATATAGCTACAGACACCAAGTATAACAAGCAATTCACAAAGAAAGTTCAAAAGCCAAAATCAAAAGAAAAATTAAAAGTCACGGATGTGATTGGAGATATATATGTATCTGAGTTGGTCAAATATATACAGGCGATAATCATAGGTGAGGATGTAGTCACTCCAGGAGTTGATGTCAATATATCAGACATGGTAAATGTATTTGAATCCCTGCCTATGCAAGTCAGTAACAAATTAGCAGCCCTTGTTAAACAAACCCGTAAATTTGAAATAGCATGCTTGACTCCAGAATCTCTACCAGAAGGAGTGTCCATTAGTATAGACGCTAGCCTATTCACCACTGAATAGTAACGATCTGACCATAAATAATTATGGTCCATGGAAGATAAACTAGGAGATTTAATTACCGCTCTAACTGAGCTGGTCGAAAAGCTTGATGACAAGCCTACTGGTGAGGTCACATCAAAGGCTAGGTTCAACCCGGATGATATGTTTGCACCTACCGAAGAGCAGGTATCAGCTAAGGAGAACAAGGAGTTAGCTAAAGATATCGCCAAAGAAAACGCGAAAAATAACAAAGAAAAGAAAACATCCCGAAAAATACTCAAAGATGTAATGCCGGTATCAGTGGTTAACTTTGATAGCAAAGCGTTGAAGCAGTTAGGTGAAGTGGTGTCAAATAACATAACTGATAGGGTCACTAAGGACACTGAAGCACCTAAAGACAAAGCTCCTAGTTGGCTCAAGTCACTAAAAATGATAGGATACGGAGCCTTCGCATTGATTATAGGACCGATAATCGCCTTGTTTGCATTCTTTGAGGAGATCGGAAAACAGAAGTGGTTTTTATCTCTGAAGGAATTCCTAAAAAAGAAAGTAGGAGGTCCGTTAGCAAAACTATTTAAACCTATAACATCATTCTTCGATAAGTTCAAAACTCGGATTGGTAATTTATGGAAAAGTGTCAAGAAGTTTTTCAAACCAGTCACGGACACACTTAAAAGTATAGGCACAAAGATCAAGAATATTGGTAAATCTATCAAGTCTTTATTGAGACCTATATTCGGTGGCGCTACAAAGCCCGGGTTGTTCACTCGCTTGAAGGACATAATACTGAAGAATCCTGTGATAAAAGGAATGACAGCATTTTTCAAGGGACTTGGTAGCGTATTAGGTAAAATATTTCTACCCATCACCATCATAATGGGTGTGTTTGACTTTGTGACTGGGTTTATGGATGGTTACGAAAAAGAAGGATCGATCATCGATGGAATAGAAGGTGGAATCACAAAAGTGCTTGATACTTTGATAGCCATGCCGTTGGATATGTTAAAATCAGCGGTTAGTTGGATCCTCGGCAAGTTTGGTTTCACAGAAGCAGAGAAGACACTAGACGCATTCAGTTTTAGCACCTTGTTGAGTGATATGATTGGTGGTCTCTTTAAGACATACAAGGATATATTTGCCAAGATCACTAGTGTACTCACAGGCATATGGGATTCATTTATAGGTATATTCACTTCAACGGGAGAGGCGGATGAAAAGGGAATGGTCGAGAAAGCGCTGGTTTTCGTTTATAAAATATTAACCCTACCGTTAGATCTGATAAAGGATGCAGTAAGTTGGCTTCTGGGTGCATTTGGATTCGAGAATGCAGAGAAATCACTAGATAGTTGGTCTTTCGCCAAGATTTATGAGGATCTGATCGGGGCTATATTCGGATTTATGGAGGGTGCATTCGAATTCGTCAAGTCACTGTTCACAGAGCCAAAAAAGGCGTTTGAGAAGATAGGAAAGTGGTTTGACAAGTTGTTTGCTGACCCAATAGGAACAATCAAAGAGTTATTACCAAAATGGATGACAGACTTTGGAACTTGGGTATGGGACACACTTATAGCACCTGTCGCTAAGTTGTTTACAGCTACAGCTGACAACCCAGTGGCGGCAAAAGCAGCATTCAAAAAACTATTACCAAAATGGATGTCTGGGTTTGGTGATTGGGTATTTGATTCATTAATACTACCAATATCACAATATTTCGACAAACTACTCAACTCTACAAGCGCATCAGAAATACTATCTGCATTGATTCCACAGTGGTTGAAAGATACCGGAAAATGGGTGTATAACAACACAATACAACCACTGATGGATATATTCTCTGACATTACTAAGGACCCAAAAGGATCAAAATCTGCGTTTTTAGAGATGTTACCAGATTGGATGACCGGTATAGGGGGATGGGTATTTGACGAGGTTATAGCCCCAATTGCAAAATGGTTTACAGACTTTGCTGATCCTAGTGTAGGTTTTACGGAACTCCTTCCAGACTGGATGTTAGATGTAGGTAAATGGGTATATAATACGTTGATAAAACCAATTGGAGATTTAATTACATCACTACTCGATATAGACCTGGTTGGCATGTTGAAGAGCAAGGCAAAAGACCTCCTCCCCAAAGCAGGATACGAACTACTCTTTGGTTCTGAAGAAGAAGAGGCATCCGGTAAAGCTGCTGAATCACGTGAAGCTGCAACTAAAGCCACGGCTTCGGTCGCTGGTTTGAGTGAGACTGCTCAAAAGACAATAGCCAAAGCTCGTGCGAATATAGAGGATACAGTTGGTGGAGATAACACAGCTGATCGCACTAACGATCTAATTGATTCCATGAAGAAAGCCATGGTAGATGGAAAAGGTAATGAGTCTGTAACCAAAAAACTATTAATTGAATCCGGGGATTACGACGCATTGCTCAAGACTTCAGGGATGGATGAAAAGGACTTCATAAAGAAGATGGCGAAAGGTTATGAGTATGGGATGGTTTACGACTCAGTTTCGGATGCTGGTGAAGACTTTATTCACAAGGATGGTGGTATGGGTGACATAGCAATGCAAATCGCTAACCAAGAGGGTGAGCATAAAAGGTGGGTAAGTTTAGTCAATACATACGCAAAAGTTCTCAAGGATGAAGGATTAAAGATCGCTGAGTTTCAATACCCATGGGCAACACTAGCTGACAAAGATTCAATAACTAGTGATATACTAGCCGGATACAACCTCATGTATGATGCTCTTGATGTTGAGACAGATGATGGTAGAGCATTCGCACGAGCTTTGGAGAAAGTAGGTATACACAAGGCCATGAGAGCAGCTAAGCCAGTTCAAGTTGAAGCACCAGAAATGAACGATTTTATATGGCGCCCTGGTCAAAAACCAATGACATTTAGCAAGGGTGATATTCTGATAGGATCACATGAAGATAACATATCACCAAGTACACCAGGGAAATCCGATTCCTCTGGTAAGGACATGATCAATAGAATGGATAAAATGGTTGAACTGATGACCGAACACTCAGGTATACATACCAAGGTACTGGAAGTGTTAACAGAGTCTGGTTTGATTGACAAACAAGGTAATACAGTAGTTAACAATGGAGGAAACAGCACTACCGTCAACAACTCAGTTGCCGAGCCAAGTATAATGGACTTTCGCGACCGAGTAGTAGGTCGATTATCAAAGTAACCTGATAAGTATATACACCATGCTACCATCAACTACAGTCATAAATGTCAATTCAGAAGAACGCGACCTAGACTATATTATAGAGAGCCTGACATCAGTCGACATGAGCATAAAGTCATATGAGGTTAAAAAGAAAAAGATCATCACTAGTGATGTGGTAGCCACCCGAAGTTCTTCATCCAAGGACTTTATATACATTCAAGTAGAAACCGGTGAGTCGATCATATTGACTCATGATCATAAGATTTATGTAGATAGTGAATGGCTTCGCGCGGATAAAATAGCCGTAGGTTTGACAGTTCTCAACTCTGAACTCGAACAAACCAAAATAGTGGATATGCACAAAATTCACAACGACATGACTCAAAAAGTATACAACCTAACAATAGAAGACACTCAATGTTTCTTCGCCAACGATATACTCGTTCACAACGACTCTTAATATGGCACCTCCACCTGAAATATTCCCGGGCGGTACAACTGACGGCAACTCGGCATCAAAAGGAACCAGTGAAAATGAAGCTGATGCATTAATGCCGGGTGGTGCTAAATTTTACTGGAAGATGTTACCACCTAAAAAAGGTGGTGGTGGTGGAGCTGTTGGAAAAATGGGTGGATTTGGCCCAGCACCTAGATTATCACCTGCTAGCGAGAGTGTGGATGCAACAGCCGGTGAACACATGAGCCAAACCACCGGCCCGTCAACACATATAAACATCAGAGACACACATCACTGGACTGAATCACCAACAACATCTCGCCGCGAAGTTCCAATGTTACAATTAAAGGAACTCCGTATACTAACAAACCCTATGTTGAATCAAGTTATGAACAATATAGGTATTGCTGTTCAAACTGGTGCTGGGGTGTTTGAGTCAGTAAAGGACACAGGAAAAGAGATTAAAAAACTAATGATGGGAGAAGATGGTAAGATTGCTACTAATTTTAAGGACATCGCTAAAAAGATGGAGAAGTCTGTCGGAGACGGGCTTTCAGCCCTAGCAGATGCCGCTCTAGTCGCCAGTGAATCTGGTTATGCGAACCCTTTAAATCCTTACACTCAACTATACACAACAACACCAACGAAATTTAAGTATACATTTCCATATATGGAAGACACATATATGAACCGATCTGGTGGTTTTGGGGACTCAGGATCAGCCGGTCTCCTAGCTAATGCGTCGTCTATAGCTGCTAACACTATGGCTGATTTCTCTCTCAAAAAGATAGACGCTCCTGGAAGGATGATTGAAGAACCAAAAGGATTCACTTTCACAGGTAGAGAGAAATCATACACAGTCAAATTCCCACTATTCAATACAAAGGACTTTTCAGAGATAATCAAGAACTGGCAGTTCATATACCTACTAACATATCAGAACACACCAAACAGAATAACCAGGGACTTGATTGACCCACCTTGTATATACGAAGCCAGGATACCTGGTGTGTGGTACAGTAAATATTCAAGTATAACAAACATGCAAGTAGACTTTATTGGAGGCAGAAGAGAGATGTATATGCCTGTACCGTATTTAACTAAGAGTGATGATGGTAGTATTGATGGTAAATCTGAGAGTAACTGGATACAACAAAAACGCAAGATAACAACAGTGATACCGGATGGATACATGGTGTCTATAACAATCACGGAGTTGTTCTCAGAAACTCAAAACTTCATGTATCATATGATCAAAGAGAGCATGAGCGACAAAATAAGAGTAAACGACACAACTGACCCATTCTGAGATGATTGAACCTACAAAATACGATAAATACGAAGTACAATCACTACTAAATTTAGATAGTAAGAGTAATTTCGCAATGGAACGTATATTCAACGTGTACAAACAGCATGGAGCTAAACACTTCTATTATAATATTTTAAACCGGGTTGATTTCCCTGATAACATATCACCAACCACATACACAAAATATCACGTCAAGCCTAATGAACCATGGACGTTGATTTCCTATAAATTTTACGCTAGAATAGATCTATGGTGGATTATAGCAGCATACAATAAGATTGATGATACATTCACGCCACTTTCTCCTGGAACAGCTCTCATGGTACCGACACCAATGATGATTAGAAATATTATCGATGATATAAAAAACAGCGTGTAGCATGAGCAATATATCAACTATTGAAGCATGGGTCAATCAGTTAGGATTAGATCATGATAATAACGCCAAAATAGAGCAGTTTGATGATCGTAGGTTCAAGTTCAGCTTGTATCTATTAAATCAAGATGGACAAGCGATCAAGATTCGCAAAGGATCTATAGATGATCTGTATATAGAGGATAACATACTTGACTGGTTTCATAAAGGAAGTGTGACATTCTTAAATCCTGATGATATTATAGAGAGATCTGAATCGGTTCTGTTATCTGATGCTCCTGATGGTACTCGGATACCTGTCACACCTTACCGTTTCCGGGGTGATTGTAGAGATTTGCTGCTGTTAACATTCGAACCTCACCTGGATGAGGGTAGTATCAATGAGGGTGTGCCAGAGTTTCTCAACAGCATGATCCACACCATGAAGTTTTTGTTCTCAGTATATGCGAGTGAGGATATCACATCAGAGAAAGGAAGAATGTACAAAAAGCAAAAGTTATACTTTCATGATTATCGGTATCAGATGCTCCGAGAGAAAAATCTATACTACAGCACTGCAAAATTCTTACAAATCACAGGTGAGCATAGCATTCCGAAATATCCTGTATCTAGAATGAATAATGATCAAAGAGGCAAACCTACTGGTGAGATAGTACAAGATATCCTCAGAAGCTCTTTGATGAAGACTGACACCAAGGATATGTTCTCATATCACTGGAACGCCGGCGGTCCTAAGTTGCATTATACAAGCCCTAGTAACTTCAAAGCAATTGATGACCTGCAATATATACTGGACCGACACGTCAGTGATGCTAGCTTTGAACATCAGCCATGCTTGTTACGATTACAACGATTCACTGAAAGATGGGAACTGTTACCTATAACAGAGTACTTTGCTAGGAGTAAGAGCGGGATCGGCCCAGGAGAATATCAGTCTGAATTCTTTCTATTGAGTAGCATGTCTGAAGCAACACCAGCTGGTATACCACCAGAAAGAAAAACGTTTGGTAAAGATGTGAAGGATGTGGCGATAAACTATCACTATCCTGATCTATCAGTTGTTGATGATTATATATTCTCCGAGATGAATGGCGTTGATTGTCAGGAGATGCTAAACAGTGTGATAACACACAGGTACACCGAAAAGACAAAGACATTTAATGTTGACCTAGCAGCCGGTAATGTAAAGACACTACAAGAACAATTCCAACGCCTGTATGTCAATCATACGTTTGGAGGAGTAGGAGGACACGGGTTTACTAGCTGGTTATCTGATACTTCACGCTCTCAAAACTTCAATTTCCGAGTCAGTAGTTCATGGACTAATGACCCAGGTTTATCGAATACTGAATCGAGAAATAAGATATTGTTAGCGGCGTTTTTATTAGGCAATACCATACAATTTGACGCACGAGGAGACACTACTCGGCGCGCCGGTGTGTGGATAGCGTTAGACCGGGACAATAATTATATAGAGAATGAATATGATATGAAGATATTAGGACAATACTTCGTGACTCGAGTAACCCACCGGATCGATTCATCCGGTGCTTACACAAACAACATAATGGGAGTCAAGCCCTTCTTTTACAAGGACGTAAACTTCGACACTAACGATCTGTTCATGAAGAACACAAACACACTATAATATGGCGATACAAACACTAGACCCATTCATTATAGATATAAACTTAGTTAGTTCATCTGACCTTCAAAAACGTTTATCCGATTACACAAGTCTGTTGACAGCTTTCCCTAGTGAAACTGCAATGAATAGCTTGTATTGGCATACCGACAGTCACAGTGACCCTATCACAAGTAAAATAGACTTTTTTAAAAAACTGAATGACGGTACAATCAAGTTAAAGGATAATAACGATGGTATAGTCAAAGACAAATCATCACCCGCTGATATTAGAAACAAGAACATACGAGATCAGTTAGGTGACAACTCACACTTGAGCACATCAACTGGTGGTATATATGGTGAACCTGTTATTTCTGGTAATAATGTCGATGTGGTGAATAAAGGGTATGATAAAGAGTGGAAACCACTGTCACCTGATCAGACACACTCAAATGCAAATGCTGAGTGGAGTGTAACGAATACTGTATCTGACAAGAAACAAGAGATCATCGTACCTCCGCTAGAAGATCAATACACTGAAATAGAGCTAGAAGCCGCGTTTGGAATGAAAGACATGAGTGCTTGGTTTATATCATGGTGGATTGAGAAATTCCGTACTGCGCATGAAGTAATAAAGCGTGATCTTCTGGAATTATTAGGTGATGATAATGAGTACTTCGTTGATTTTAGTGAGAGTGTTGGTCAGTTAAAAAACCTAAGCATGTATGAAGACACATCAACACTACCTATATATGATGATAATGTTGAAGCAATCCCAAATCACTCGATACCATCTACTACTTCGAGTATCGCACTGTATTGCGCCAGTGAAGATTCAAAACAACTGATAAATGACCTATCAAAGGAGACAAATAAAGTTTATCGTAAAAATTTAAAACAGATGATCGAGGATCCATCAAGAGACGAGACAATCACATCAATAATGACACCTCTCGATCATAACAAGACCAGCCATGGTCAGGATTTCGTTAGCGATTACCCACACAACACTCGCATGATCATATTCATTGAGACTGTACACAAAGCAATACAGGATCACTTGAAAGGATTGTGGAAGGTACTTGAGTTGATAAGCAACCGTGAAAACATAATGGTTCAAGGCAAACCAGCTCAAATATCACTCAAAGTAGAGGAATACACCCATGCTGTTGATCTTCTCAAGAACAAGATAAAGAAATACTCCGCGACCAAAGGAGAGATAATTGAACCTAAGTTTGGAAGACCAACAGGATTACAACAGACATACACAAATTCTCAAGTGTTAGGTGTACCTGGTGTGATCGAGGAATAATCACACGTCTTCTTCTGAAATCTCGGCTTCTATAACTTTCCCGGAGTTGAGCAACTGCTCAAATATCTCTTCTCGTGTGAATGTCAATTTATCTTGCTTGTGTTCTGCTAAATGAGTCTTAGATTCAATGTCCATTGTCTTGACCTTGATAGTAGTCTCAGATTTCTTTTGTTGTAAGAATATTTTGTTTAGAGTCTCTAAAGCTCCAGTGCTAGCCTTGTACAATTCAGCCAACGAGTGAACATCCTCAGGTTCCGGGGCACTGATAATGTATTGCTTTATGTTGTCTATTGTATCCATACTGTCCTGTATGAGTCTTCCGGAATTATTCAGGATAAACTGCTCCAGATCAACAGGATCCAGGTTAAATTCATTTTTTTCTACCTTTTTCGCAAGCGTGTTCCCCTCACGAAGCTGGTCAACTAGTGTTTTAACCGTGTTTTCTCGATCGCTCTCCTCACTCATATAGGTATTTATACAATAAAGTTGACTTATACAGTGTTAGCCGGTATAATACACATATGGTAACAGTAAACATACAAGGGCATGGATCATTCGCGATTCCAGCGAACAAGTTAAACGAACTATTGACATGGTTGACAAACAACTCAATGCCAGTGGAAGGATCGTCTATCACTCGCCCCGGAGACACACTTTTAAACGGATAACAATAACCTCAATGAGAATAAGACCATTACATGACCCGGTTATCAAAATTAAAAAGACGCACCCGGATGCCAAACTACCCGCTGCTAATAACAAAGAGCCAGGTACAGGTGACTCTGGATTTGACTTGGTATCAGTAGAGAGTAAGGTTATTCCACCAATGGGTAGTCAAGTTGTACCAGTTGGCTTGACAGTCGCTGATATTTCACCCGGATATTGGTTTAGAATCGAACCTAGAAGTGGTTTAGGATTCAAGCATAACATTCAGCCACATCTAGGTGTTATTGATAACGGCTACCGTGGTGACTTAGGTGTGAAGTTGTATAATTTCAGTACTGATAAAGAGTATAGAGTAAAAACCGGTGACAAAATCGCGCAATTGGTAGTATATCCATTGTTACAGCCGATCTTTGAGTTTACTGACGATATAACAGAGACTGCCCGGGGGGATAAAGGATTTGGCAGCAGTGACACAACATCATCCCACGCTCTACCTGATTGTGATCACAGCGTTTATCCTAAACTCGATAAAGGTGACCCTTTCTGGGTATATACCGATTGTCATACTATACTTCAATCAACACAGCAATCAGATAAGGATTATATGATACATAAAATGAAGGAAGCCGGTAAAGATGTTTGATAATCTATGGGTTGAGAAATACAGACCTAGTGATCTAGAGTCTATGGTGTTGAGTGATTCAAACCGTAAGTGTTTCGAAAAGTTCAATAAAGCTCAAGAGATTCCCAATCTACTATTCTCTGGATCAGCCGGTATAGGCAAGACAAGCTTAGCTAAGATTATATGTAATTCAATGCTAGAATGCCAGTACTTGTATATCAATGCTAGTGATGAGAATGGTATAGATATGATTCGTACTAAAGTTACTAACTTCTCTCGTACAAAGAGCTTTGATGGTACAATCAAATGTATTATATTAGATGAGACTGATGGCTTGAGCTTAGACGCTCAACGAGCTTTACGTAACACAATGGAGGACCACGCTGGGTTGACTAGATTTATTCTAACTGCTAATTACAATCACAGAATCATACCACCTCTACAGAGCCGTTGCCAGTCATTCGATCTAACACCGTCACTCTCAGGATGCTCTGATAGAATCAAGCAGATACTTAAACTCGAGAACATCTCGGTACCGGAAAGTGATATCGATCGTCTAGATGAATTTGTTAAAACATGTTATCCTGATCTACGTAAATGTATAAACGAGATCCAGAAGAATTGCATTGACGGTAAAATCGAGTTTGACAATCTAGTCAAGGTTAAAGATAAGTTCGTAGAGAACATATATAAGATCGCCAAGGAAGGACTAGCAATCAAAGCCCGTAAAAAGGTGATAGAGAATGAACATGTGTTCAACGGTGATTATGTAGAGTTGTTACGAGCCTTGTTTAACTGTATACATGAATCCAACACCCCTGATATAAAGAAATCAGAGCACTTGATAGTAGTGGCTGAACATCTGTACAGATCAACATTCGTAGTCGATCCAGAGATCAACTTCTTTAGTTGCTTGTTAGCTCTTACTTAGATTTAGGAGACTTAGACTTCTTCCGCTTCTTCTTAGGAGCGTATCCACTTTCCCATGCTTCGTTAATATCTGGTGTTGATTTGTCATCTCCTACAAATTTACCTTCTTCATCTTTAGCGCGAGTTGGTTTAGTTGTTACTTTTGGGCTCTCCTTCTTGGATACGATCCCTTGTCCTTTAATGTTCATTGCCATAATAAAATTTATCCTAGATATCCAGCGGTGTATGATGTTGCAGCAATCGCCTTAGGTTGCTTGATATCTTTGTCATGTAAACTCCTGTTAAATTTGTCATCCATTCCGGTTTGTTTTAATGGATTGGTCATCCCTGGGTCATTTTCTGTATCAGATGTAATACCGTTTGGGTTATTCTCTGCTTGATCTTCCTCTAGTGATTTAGGTTTAACTGAAATCTTCTCATCTCTCTTCATTGAGTCTGGAATCTCCGGAAGCTTGTCATTAGGTCCGTCAAGTTCGATTATTTGATGAGGTACTGTGATGAACGCACCAGTGTATCGACCAGGAGCTGTCTCTTGTGTCACGTCAATGTAAAATCCATCCACACCAGCAGCAGCATCTACACTAGAGTTGACGGCCGGTCTGACTGTTTTGACTGTACTGACACGTAAAATGAGATCTTGCTCGTCAAACGACTTGAGCATGTCTATCGTCTGAGCAGGAGCCTCCTTGCACCAATCATCCTTTTCCCATCCTTTCTTAAGCTTAATAATATCTCCTGTGAGATATCCGCCACCTTGAAATCTAGAGAAGTTATTTTCAAAAATTACATCAAACTTGCTTTTCATATTAATTATTTATGTTACCCCAACGATTTTCCTAGCGGCTCCAATAACCTCAGTATAAATATCTATGTATGGCCATTAAAGTAAACAGAGTAGCAAGTCGACCAACTCAAACAGAGCGTAAGACAACATTTAGAGATCTGCACCTCGATCTAGTCGAGAGTGACCAACCGTACAATGACTCACTATACGGCAAGTCAACACAAGTTGATCTCAAAACATCCATCGATGAAGGAGCAATCATGAACAGTCTTCGTAACATATTCACTACAAATCCTGGTGACAAGTTACTAGATCCTACATTTGGATTGAGTTTGACGCGTTGGTTGTTTGAACCTCTAGATGAATTCATCGCGCAAGAGATAGGAGAAGCTATACTAGAAGGTATAGAAAAGTTCGAACCACGAGTTAGCGTGAAGAATATCACAGTTAATATGAATACTGAGCACAATCAATACGATTTAAAGTTGGTTCTCACCATCCCCTCATTAAATATTATAGAGAAGTCATATGAAGCAATCCTAAATCAACCCGGATTCGATTTCTTGACAAACTCAACCAGCTAAAATGACCGATAAATTTACAGAATACAGCTTACCAGACAAAGCCTACACATCCTTTGATGCTACAAGTCTCAGAGACTTTATCATCAACCGATTAACAGAGCAAGGCACGTTCACTGACCAGATATACAGAGGCAGTAACATGTCATCATTCATTGATGTAATCGCGTACAGTTTCCACACACTACTATTCTATCTCAACAGAACATCAACAGAAAGTATGTTCACCGAAACAACAATATACGAAAATATCAATCGTATAGTTAAAATGTTGAATTACAATCCTATAGGATACCAGACCAGCAATCTCAGCTTTGATGCTTTCGCTTCAGAAGATCTAGTACCCGGGACGTACACAATACCGAGATACTCGTTTATAAATTCAAACGATACATACTTCTCAACTGATAGCGACATATCCTTCACGAAGAACACATCATCTGATGAAGCTATCTCCGTTATTGGACAGAAGCACCTGTTATATCAGGGTAAATGGGTTGAAGTACCTGGTCAACAATCTACCGGTCAGGATTTCGAGACTGTATTTGTGACCACAACAGAACAAGGTACTAAAGTGGATCACTTCCATGTGCATGTGTATGTCAAAGATTTCGAATCCGGTAAATTTTACCAATACACTGAAACAACTTCACTATATCTTCACGGGCCAACCGAAAGAGTTTTTGAGAAGAGATTTAATGAGAATGAAATATATGAAATAAAGTTTGGAGACAATGTGACAGGATCTCGATTGAACCCCGGTGATGAGGTATGGGTATACTATTTAGAGTCCTTAGGAGAAGGAGGGCAAGTTGGTGCAAACTTTCTAGACGACACGACACTCGCATTATACGGTACCAACACATTTAATACGTTGAAGAACGACATTAAACCTGAGAATATCAAGTACATAACATTTGATAATATAGAAACTCTATCATTCACAAACACTCAACCCAGCACAATACCTCAACAACGTGAGTCTGTAGATGAGATCAAAAGAAAGGCGCCACTGCACCTGTCAAGTCAGGATAGATTAGTGACCCTTCCGGAGTTTAAGACATATGTAGAGAAGAACTATGGTAACATGTTAACATCATCAGATGTTGTAGACAACATGACGTTCATGGACGGTCACATGAAGTACTTGAGTGAAGATGTAGGCATACAATATCCTAACATGGAGAGTAGAGTGATGTACAATCACTTGAACATCGCCACATCAACTCATTTCAACAATATATACATCTATGGTGTACCCAAAATGACCACCAACACATCGAGTACCGTCATGACCAATTTCCTGTCACCAGCTTCTAAAGAACTCATATCAAATGATATAAATAAGAAAAAAATGGTATCTCATGAGGTGATACTGGTTGATCCAGTGTATGTAGCCGTCAACCTGGGTGTCACGACCAGCACGGAGACATTATCTCCTAGTATAACCGATAACACTAGATTGATAGTCAAGAAATCTTCTGTCTCCCTTAGGGACAATGATGCAATCATACAAGAAGTAACGGACACCATCGCAGCATACTTCATGAACACTGACATGAGTTTAGGTCAGTTGATTGATGTGAATACACTAGGGTCATCAATCCTAGAGATCCCAGGAGTTGATTCTATAGAAACATCCAGAACAGACATAGACCTAACAGTACCTGGGTTGAGTCTAAGTGTATGGAACCCGGTATATGATAATGACATAACAATAACAAATCAAAATATCAAACTTCCATACTTTAAGTTCGCGTACCTACACGATGCATTTAATTTGTTCAAGAAAGTCGTTATAGATAGTTAACAATGGCTACTTATGAAGAGTTACAATTCAGTAGTTTTACTGATCTAATAGTACCCTTTACATCTGACAACGGATTAGGTGAAACTTCAACTGGAACAAAACCGTTAACCGGTTATACCCTAGAAGCCACTAAATTTACATTCACACCAATACTGTCTGCGATCGATAGTACTAATATAGGAGCTAGTATAGATAAG